AGGGCGACTGCCTTCTGTCCGGCGGTCAGGCCGTAGCCGTTCGATGATCCGTTGTAGAGGATCGGGTCGTTGGACTCGACGACGAACGTGAACTTGCCTTGCACGTTGAGCGGCCCAGCGAAGAGGCGGTAAGGAGTGTTGACGCCTTGCGAGGTGAAGATCGGAGCGGTGCTGCGCTTGATGTCGATGCTTCCGTCCACGACAACGCTGGTCGAGGTGCCACCGATGGTCATTGCCAAGTCCCAACCGGGAACGAAGACCTCAGTCGATGGCGTGTTCGTCGGAGCGGTAATGGCCGTGAAAGGCTGGCCGACCAATTTTGCGCTGTATTCGGCTGCGGCTTCCGCACCGAAGGTCACTGAAAGCGTGTCAAGCTGCGCGTCAAGAATCTGGAATGGGTTCGCGCCGTCGAAGTCCTGAACCGTCAACGCTGGTGGCTGTGATCCAGCCGCTGCGTTGTTGTAAGTGCTGATCGTGTGTACGTACGGGCCTGAGCCGGTGATGGCCTCGTAGCCCAGTGCGGCCTTTGCGACTAATGGAAAGGTGTCAGCGAAGAGGTAGGACTTGAACTCGTAGTCGTCTGAACGCACGCTGAGGATTTCGCCGTAGTTGTCGACCGGCGAGCCACGATAGGCCTCGTCTCGGAGCCACTTCTGTTGAGGCGTGACCTGTGGGCCGGTGACTGGCACCCATTTCATGTTCGATGATGCAGTTCCGCGCGTGCCTTCGACTCCGAGACCGACGTAACTGTTTACGCTCATAAACGGCATTTTGAGTTCTCCTGCTTTCCGGGTGTCCTAGTTCCTACGCTGCCGGTGCTGGCGTTGTAGGGGCTTCTGGGGTCGTTTCAGGGGCTTCTGCTGGTGCTGCGACTGGGGTAGGAGCAGGAGCCGGTGTTGCCTTTGCTGCGACTGGGACGAGAAGGTCGATCTGTGGGTCAGTGTCGAGTGTCACCACGTCGCCGGGGTTGCAGACAAGGGTCGAGCCGTCTTCGGCTGGCAACGTCGGGAAGACCAGCGTCTCCGAACCTGTGAAAGTGAACTGCGGCATTTTGACTCCTATGCGTCGACTATCTCGACAACCTTCGTCCTTACGGTAGCGTAGACCTGCGTCGCTTGGCCGCTAGCCCGAAGGGTTCGAGGGTAGAGTGCCTGCACCTCGATGTCGGTCGCTCCGGGGTAGCCACCTTCTCCCCACTGGAAGATGTAGCCGGTGCTCGCGTAGGGGCCGGTCGAGTCTGCCGAGGTTCCGGCTGTGCGATCTGCTCGGATGTATTTGACGAGCGCATCGAGGAAGGTGTCAGAGTCAGCGCCTGCATCCTCTGATTTGACCGCCATCGAGCGGATAAAGCAGTCGAGCACTACGTCGTATTCGACAACCTTGCGTCCGTTCGTCGGACCTCCGAGTGCTGCTCGACGTTCCTCCTGGCGTCCGATGTAGATAAAGATCACTGCGCCAGTCGAGTGACCGGGGTCTTGACCGTCGAAGAACTCGCCTTCTGGCGTGAACTTGGCAGGGTGCGGATAGACGTTGCCGAGGAATGGCAGGTTCGATTGCGCTGGTGAAAGGTACGAGGTGACGGCCTCGCGTATCGTGGCCCGGCTCATTGCTCAGCCCTGACGACGAGAAAGAGTCCGCCGAAGACGAGCGCAAGCCCGAGCCATGCGTCCCACGTCACGCACGGCCCCAGACTTGGATGAAGGCGTGCAGCAACTCTTCCGCACGCATAAGGTCGTCGCCTGAGGTGTCACCCTTGCCAACGCTGACCGGCTCGCCGGTCTCAGCGATAACGAGACCTCCTTCCCCGCGCTGCTTGATCGCTGCGACGGTGAGGTGGATGATTGCCTGCTTGACCGATGCTGGAAGGGTCGAGACGTTGACGCCTGCGGAGTGAGCGTGGAGAACGCCAGAGACGAGAGGAATCGTCGTGCCGCCGGTGTAGGTCGAGGCGACTGTCACGTTCTCAGTCGTAGCGCCGTCCCAGATCGTGAAGTTCGAGCCTGCATAGAGTCCGAGTCCAGAAGGAACGGTGATCGAGGTGGCGCCGGTAGCGATGGAGGTCGAGAGGAACTGATTGAACCAGCCGTTCACGTAGGAGTACGTGACGAACTGTTGCTGATTCGTCTGCATGAAGCCACCGAAGTCGAGCGGCCCATTCGAGGTCGTGGTGATCGGCCCAGTTGCCATGACGAACTGGCGATCCTCGATCCAGCAATTCTGAGATGAGACCGGAACGGATGTCTGACCGGCTGGCAGGGTTCCGACTGCGAAGGAGTCGACTTCGAGGATGGGGAAGAAGGCAGGGTGGATCACGTACATTCCCTGACGGTTCGGACGATAGCGACCTTGCTCGGTGTTCGAGGTGGCGCAGAGTGTTCCGAACGGCCCGAGGCAGTAGTTGTCGGCCTCAGCCGATGCCATTGCGATCAGTTCAGAGAGCGCCGCTTCCTGAGCTGCGTAGCCGCCGTCTGGGACGAGGTTCGTGATGTCGACCGTTGCGCCGATAGGTGAACGCTTGAACTCGGTCGTGGTGATGTAGGGCTGACGGTTCAGGTAGGAGAGGTTCTGTGGGTTTACTGATGAAGTCGTCATCGTTTCTCAGCCTTTAGTTTGGTGCCGTCGCAGCGTCCGCAGTGATCTTTGAAGAGAGCGATGAAGCCGCAGGACTGGCACTCGTAGCCTTTGCCGTTCATCTTGACGCCGACGACTGCAAAGTCCCCGGTCTTGCGCATGAGTTTCGCGACGTGGGGATTGTCGACGTGGAACGTGCCGTCCTTGTGTCGAGCAATGACAGAGTCGCCGATCCCGACCTCTTTAGCACCATCTTCCGGGCCAACTAGACGAGGCATGAATCGACGACTCCTATCGTTGCTTGATCTTTCGAGGAGTCAACCGGATGGAACTCATTCTGGGGAGACAACCGCGCGAAGGGCAGCGGGCGAGTCCCATCCGGTCAACGACTCTAGGTTATCCCTTACTGGATACCCGTGATGGCACCCGACCATGCTGGCGCACGGTGGAGCATCGTGCCGTATTGGTACGAGCTGATGTCGTATGACATTTGGATCGTCGGCCATTCGATGATCTGCATGTCGACAACGTTCGCAACCTGCGTAGTCTCGGCGACGCCACTGTCCGGGAAGGGCAGTTGCTTCGACCAGACCAGCGCAACACCGGCTGGCATGTAAGGGTGAGCGATTACATCGACCATGCGGCCTGTGTATTCGTTCGCAATAGCGGAGACGACCGAACCGATGGTCACGCCGTCAGAACCTGCTTCGAGGTTCAGGCGGTAGCCGGTTGGGTTGCCTTGCTGCTGGATGCTCTTAGCCAGTTCACGACGAATCGCACCTGTGGTCAGGATGACCTCTGGGTCGGCGATCACGCTGGAGTAAAGACTGGCGAAAACATCTTGAAACTCTTTGCCCGGCTCCGTTGTGGAGAGGGTTGAGTTCAGACGGTTCACGTAGCCACTCTGAGTCGTGTCGGAGAGAACCGAGACCAAGCCGTCGTAGCCGTAGGCGTTAGCCGAGGCGTCAGACGAAGGAGCGGTGTACGAGCCCGAGCCGATAGCGGTAGCGGTGACGCTGCTGCTGGTCGACGTGAACTTGTTCGTCCAGGTGCCAGAGACCGTTCCGATGTAGACGTTGATCGCCAGTGCAGCCGCAGGCATGGAAGCCGGGGTGAAGGTGATCGCCGTGTTCGATCCGCCGGGGCTGGTGGAGGTGATGCTGGTAGGCACCGTCTCGCCCATTCCGGTTGAGTAGGTCAACTGGTAGTAGTAGGTCGTGCCGGAGGTCAATGAACCGCCGGTCGTTCCTGCTGCGGTGACAGACGCAGGAGCAGCGAGAGCGCCCACGTAGCCGGTGCCGCTTGAACGCCCGTAGAGCAAGTTGCGCTCTTCGCCGAGCATGTGCGCCCAGACGAGCGAGGTGTGGGACAACTGACGGATGTCGGTGTATCCCTGACCTGCGTACTGTGCCTCGAAGTTGACAGAGTCGGAGACGCCTTGCTCCACGTAGGAGCGGATCTGACGGTCAGCCGCGTAACTGATCTTCGATGGACGCTGGAGAGTTACGTCGCCACCTGTTCCACCGAAGGCTGTAGCAGCCGAAGCGGATGAGAAGAAGGTGTTCTGGTTAGCAACGCCGCCAGTGTTCGAGTTCGACACGCCGAGGATGCGACGGTATTCCTTCGCCTGACCGATGCCACCAATACGGCTGATCGAGTTGCGGAGAATGAATGACCGAGGAACGAGCAGCGCAAGTGCTGGGTCGAGGTCGTAGGGGACAAGACCGTAGGTGCCAACCGAGCTCGAAAGAGGGTTGGTGAGAGTCCAGTCCTTTTGGATGTCTTGGAGACGAGCGAGCGTGTTCTCAACGTCAGCGATCTGGTCAGGAGACATGGCCTTGTTGACCAATTCTGAGCGAAGACCGTCGATCTTTGATTCGACGCTTGCGGTCTTGACGATTCCCTGTTTCGCAACGAAGCGAGTTTCGCCGCGAGACGAGGCAACGAGGGCGCGGGCGTGGCAGTCAGCAAGAGCAGACTTGAACGCCTCGAACCGCTCGACGCGCTGATCGGCAGGAAGTCCGCCGAACATCTCGTCAATGCGTGGGGCTGCGATAGCCATGATTGAGTCCTTTAGGGGTTAGGCGCCGAGGAGTTCGGCGGCAGATTTGTCCAACTTGGCAGCCTTAGCCATGTATGAGGCTTTCAGCTCTGGGTCGGTGATTGGGCCTGCGATGTGACGAAGGTGTCGAGCCTCCGACTGCATCCTCTCTGCGTCAAGCGCCTTCGAGGATTGCGCCTGCGTCCGGGCCAGTGCAGGGCCTCCCGGTGCAGCCATTTCCTTGACTCGCTCCAGTTCAGCCTTCAGGAAGTCGACTTCCTCTCGCTGAGCCGCCTTAGCGATCTCGGTTACGGTCTCTTCGAGGTTCAGAGCCTTGACTATCTCTGAACGCAGTGCTGTCACGTCGGCTTCATCGCCAGACGCAGCAGCCTTGATTATGTCGGCGTCAACGCCGAGAGCAACGTATGCCATTTGGTCATCATCCTTTGAGTCGTCCATGTCCCATGAGGTAAATGGAGCGGTCGTCTGATTTTCGCTTGCCTCGTCGACCCACCAATCGAGGAAGATTTTGAGACTGACGAGCAGGTCAGAAACGTCGCAGATTTCGTCGGACTTGCCGGCAAGCATCTCGTCAAGTTCGGCCTTGATAAGAGCGATCATCGCAGAACGGACGGCGATGAGGTCGGCTGGGTCGTGCTCCATCTCCGAGCCATCGTCCATGACTGCGCCGTCTTTGGTGAGGTCAGCGTCGACGCCTTTCCAGTTCTCCGGAATCAGGTCTTCGCGACCTAGTGCAGCGGCGCGGGTCTTGATGTGGGCCTTTGCAGCCGCTGGGTCTTTGGCTCGACCGATGGACTGGATGGCGTTCTTCAGGTCTTGGACGGTCTTGATTGGGAAGCCGCCGCCGGGCATTGCTTGTCCCTTTGCCTCGGCCTCATCACGTTCGGCTTGTGAGAACTCACGCTTCTCCACCTCGGCCTCTGCATCCTTCGCAGCCTGCTGGTCGTTGTCGTTCTGAGCGACTGAGTCTTCGACCGGAGCCTCTTGAACTCGGCCTGAGCCGTCACAGTTCACGCAAGTAGCGCCGGTCTCGGGGTACTTGCCGAGTCCATCACACACGCTGCACGCATGGTCGGAAGGGTATTCGCCCGGCTCATTGTTTGGCGCAGGCTGGTACATGTCTTCGGGCTTCCATTCGGAGTTCTCAGTCACGTTTTCGACGACCTCGATGGTCTGGGCTTGTGGTTCTGCATATTCGGGAGTCACGTCTTTCGTGATGTCAGCGTCCACGTCGACGATCTGAGTCTCGACTGCCGTCCAGTTTGAGCCGACTGCCTTTGCGATGGTGGCGGTAGCGGTCGGGTTGCAAGGACGGTCAACGTAGGAGACCTCGACGATGGTGCCGCTCACGATGCGTCCGCCGCGCGCTGCGGCATCCTTGACGACCTTCGCGTTCTTGATGCCGACCGAGTATCCCTTCAGCACGCCTGCTTCGATCTTGCGCTTTGTGTTCTCGTCGATGACCTGAGACTTCAGGAACCAGTCGTCGCCTTTGGCTTCGAGGTCGAGTCCGACGCCAGCGGCGATCGGCTGGTGCATCTCGCGCAGGTTGCCGAACTTCATCCATTCGGGCATCGCAGTCCTGAGCCAGTTCGGGTCGCA